GCAGAGGTAGGGCCAATCAAATCGCCAACATTTGCATTGCCAGACAGGTAGAGGTCTTTCCATCTAGCAGCCCCTGCCCCCAAATTAATTATGTTGTCTCTAGCACCGCCTGATGAAGTTGATGGCACAACCTCATTTGAGTTAAAGCGAATATAAGATGTAGAACCGTCTGGCGAACCGATGTATAAACGACCGGATGAATTACCAATAGACCCCACAGTGCTGTTGTCTTTTGCAAACTCCAAAATATTTCCATCAGAAACGCCCCGGTTCAAATAGCCCACTGCGTTGCTGTCAGTCTTGCCAATGAACCGAACAGCACCAGAGCCGCCTCTCAGTTCAATGCCATCAGTTGTTGAGTTTGCGCTGGTTTTTGAAACAAGCAAATTGCCGCTGCTGTCTATGCGTGCGGCTTCGGATGCGTTTGTGGCAAACACAAGTGGATGATTAGTAGCCGTTCTGACTAATCCTTCAGTTGTTGTTGCCCTAATTTGCGTTTCAACAGGCGTGGTTGAATTTCGCACTGTAAGTGTCGGGATGCTTGTTCCGTTAATCTGCACCGGAGATGTAGCTGTGCTTGTGAAGTTTGATGTTCCTGTGCCATCAACAGTCACCTCATCTGTGGTGATTGTGCCTGTGACATCAATGCCTGTAGCTGTGGTGGCTAATTTAGCAGCACTGTCATAATGCAGTGTCACTGCGGCATTGCTGATTGCAATAATATAGTTTTCAGTTCCGGCAGAATTTTGGAGGTAAAGATTGTCACCTTGAACCTTTAGATTTCCACCGCCAGCTTCAGAAATAAATTTGTCCCCAGCTGCTGTATTATAAATCTGAATACCATCAAGCGCAGAACCAAAGATTGCCTTGTCATCATCGCCAAAGTTGATGTTGTTACCATTGGTGTCAAGATTGCCGCCCAGCTGCGGGGTGGTGTCCTCTACGACATTTTTTAAAAGCGAAGATCCGTCTGTTAAGTTAGAAGACGCAATATTTGAATTGCCACTTGCATCAAGATAAACAGCCTTTTCTGAAGGCTGGGTTACAAATATAGTTTTAGATCCAGCCGCCCAACTGACGGCTGAATCTGCATTTGATGATTCAAGGATAGTTGTTCTGGCTAAAATCGTTCCAGACGCTGTATAAGTGCCTATTCCGACTTCCCAATCAGTGCCATTTGTGCAAGCGTAGTAGGTTGTATTTCCATCGCCAATGCCTGCGAAAGATTCATAACCTGTTACCGCCCCAGCAAGAACATAGTTTCCTGTTCCTGTGGTGGTGGTTGTTTCACGAACACGATCTTTTAGCACAAGGGCCATAATACCCTCCTGCTATTTAAGCAATCCGAATGATTGCGTTTGATGCGTTTGCTGTTGGAAACTGAATAGTAAAGGTTCCAGAGGTAGAAGTTTTATCTCCGCCAAAATCCAAAACAGCAACAGCAGCATTGGTAGCTGAGCTGTTATAAATCAACGCACCACGAGCAGTGATTGTTGCTGTTGTAAAGCTCAAGTCAGCAAAATCAGTAAACGCCGTAGTTCCAGATGTGGTTGGGGTTACATTAGTCAGCGTGCCGCCACCAGTGGCGTATGAACCACTAGAAGCAACTTCACCTGTGGTGGTGAAAGCTGTAGTAGTCGCGCCCAGCGTAGCTGTGGTGCTGGCTTTTCCGCCGCCGCCAACAGCATACAAAGCAAGCTTAAAAGTGTTGCCTGTAGAAGCAGTGAAATTATGTGTGCCTGTCATCAGCTGTGATTTAAAGCTGGTAGGCATTGCTTGAGTGATGGCCATCACAATCTCCTTATATAGTCAGCCATTTCATGATGCCCAGCATCACGAAGTTTCTGACATATTGTAGCACGCTCCTCGCGCATAGCCAAGAGGATGTGCTGTGAAAGCACATAAGTCAACCGATCGCTAAATGCTTGAGCTTGCTGGCGGATTGGCTCAGGCGCGTCATCAGACACATAAATTATCTTGTCTTTAGCCAGTTCTACTATTTGTTCTACAGACAGTCCGCCTTTTTTAGATGTCATAACAGACACTTCGCCAGTAGAAACCCCAACATCTACACTAAACATTTTTTTCACCTTCTTTGTAAGTCACGCCCTCGATGTCATGCCTGCCTATCAAGACAGGATCATGCTTACCATCAATTGGCTCAGGCGGAGTAAGATCGCTTTGCTTTGCAACCATCAAAGCGCCATTAACGATTTTTTGAACCAATGGATCTTCTAGCCTATGGTATCCATATAGTTTTTCATTTTCAGGAACATTGGTATCCAAAAGACCAGATCGATGAGCAACCTCTACTTGAATACCCTTTGCCATGGCTATAGCACACCAAAATTCTACACAAGCCCTACCAGCTTCGGCAAAATTTAAATTTTGCTTATAGCTAAAATCAACGCCATAAAAGCTTATTTTTCCTACTTTTTTATAAATAGCAAAGCCAACAGCATAAGCTACTGTGTTGTTAAAATAAGCCCATGTCAGATCCTGAATGACTTCAGCAAGCGGATATTCAACAATATTTGGAACCCTGTCATCTTTTGTGCAAGAGTATATCGGGCCTTTGTATTTTTTTAAAAATTCACGGGCTATACCTGTTTGATTCCCGGCTTTGCCACCGTCCAAAAACCTAGAAACAGGGTCCATCATGAATGTGCGATCCACATGAAAAATAGCACCAATGCTATTTATCCCCCAAACTTCATCGTATTCTTGCGAATTTATACGAGCCAAAACAAAATCAGCAAAGCTACCACCTAAAGCAACTATTGCAATGCTTTTTCCCTCAAGCTCATTTTTGGTTTTTTTAGATTTTGACATGATGCCCTCCTATTCAAAATCTATGTTTTGCGTATGCGAACAAGGCCCTCCCTATACGCATCAGTGTTTTCAACACCTTCAGCATAGTTTTTCATACGCTGCATTGATTCAGTAAATCTTGCCATGTAAAGCTGAATTATGTCTGTTTCACCCTTCATGAAAGTGTATGCTTCAAGAAGAGAGCCATACAACATAGCATTTGGCGCGTTGGTTCCAAGCCAAGTTGTGTTTGCATCAACTATTGATGCGGGACGATAATAATAATGCAATTCTGTAGCATAATCATTATCTGGTGTTGGTCCTAAAATAAAATTCTCATAATCAAAAGCAGCATAGTATCTGGGAGTTCCGGTGTCAGAAGAATCAGGATTAAAAGTCTGAATAAAGTTCACATCTTTTTGAAGCAAAAACTGCTGATCTCCATTAGAATCAGTGAATTGCAATGAATATGAAGCTAAGTAGTCTGTAGGCATAGAGAGATATTTATTATCTGCATCCATTGTGCCGCTTACATTTTTTCTAAAATAATCTAAATCTGCATTTTTCAGAATGCGCTCTTCTGCATTTCTGATGAAAAAATTGATATTGTTGACGAATGTAGTTTCGTCATTTTCTGTCCAGTCCTGAATGGCCTGTTTTAAAGTAGCATATGTATAGCTCATGATGTGGACACCGTTACATTTCCAACAGATGTTGTGGCCAGAATAGAAGCATCATACTGCAAAGTGGTTAAATTGAAAATGGGATATTCAATTGTAACAGATTGAATGTTCTGTGTGTCTGGGCGCGGATTACGAAGAGCCTCTGCGTCAGGAGAATGCCTAATAGGTTCTAACTGCGGGTGCTTTGGCTCCCACTCATCAGGGCCAACAAGCAATCCATTCCACTCTTTACGCATATCGCGCAAGCGATAACGAAAGCCTGACCTGTCGGATATACCGTAAGCATCTTTTCCAGAAGCAAATGCAGGCATTAAGACACCCTATAATATTGCAAGTTAGGCGCAACATTGAAGGAAGCTCTATCGCGGTCCTCTGCCTGTGCGCGGTCAAATTCTTCATCATATATAGCTTTTAACAGCTGTATGCGCTCTGGAGCGCGTTTAATGGCTATATAATACGCAAGACCAGCTGCAAGACATGGATAGAACCTAAAAGGCACATCCATAGTGTTAGTAAAGGTGTCAGCATCATCTATCCTTGTAAGGCAATCAAACACCAGAATATCAGTGCTGTTTTCAGGCAGGGGCCATATTTTAATTACTGGAGTAATTTGCCTATCAATAAAAAACTGCGTAGGGCGCGACTCGGTGGTTTTCGTAGGAATATCGAGATATTCGCTTCTGCTTATCCGATCCATCGAATAGTCTGTTCCAGACCGTCTTACGACCATGGAAAGAACATCAATGACATCAGCCCCAAGGTCATAATCGCCGTCAGATTGAGTGACAGTCTGTGTGCGCTGTGCAATTGTCCACTGATTAAGGCCCCTGTTTGCCCAATCTGCAAACAAAAGGTTCAATGAGCGCTTTGCTGTTTTCAGATCGTATCCAGTGCGGACTTCTAGGCCGCAACGCTCAAATGCTTCTTCTATGTAGTCAGAAACATCAAGTTCAAAGTCTGTAGACCCAGATACAGCCATTATTTCTTAACCTTACCACCGCGCATCATCTTTTTTACACCGCCGCCGCGCATCATCCTTTTGGGCATAGTAGATCCGCCACCGCGCATACGCTTTGGAGCTTTTTTTACACTGCCACCACGCATCATTTTTTTAGGTGCTGTTTTTTTGGTTAAATCAAAACCCATTTTTTGTGCCAATTCTTTAAGAGCAGCCATTTGTTTTTTTGTATCAGCCATTTTTCATCATCTTTCGCCTGTTTAAAATTAATCGCGCATAATCATCACGATCATACTGCTCGTAGTATCCCATTTTTTCTAGCTTTTGACTAGCCTCATTCAGTTTTGATAGTCTTTGCACAAAAACCATTGTAGAGTCTGTTTGAAACGAAAGTAGCCAAATATCTATCTTGTTAAGAGAAAACCATTCATTCATAGCCATACAAGCCGCTTCCACTGCTTCATATGATTGCATGATCCATTCTTCTCGGCATATGACAAC